TAAACATCATCATTACCTATTACCGTTGTTGAAGCTCCACACACTCTCGAATCCTCATGTCTATGAATTGGGTCTGACATTATTTCTCCTAATTCAAATCTATTCTCACAGCATCAATATCAAGTGTCCCTGTTATATCTGTTTTTTGGTTATCTTGATATGTTTCCGTAACAGTATTAGTTACTGTCTCTGCTCTCTTACCTGTTACACTTACCGTGTGAGAATGTTCTGTGTTCTCTGTTCCATATGTTTCCGTAACATTCTTCTTGACAACTTCCGTCTTGTTACCGTCTACCTGTATATCCCAATTTCCTTTTATATAAGTTTTGCAATTAGAATCAATCGTAACATTACAGCTACCTTTCACCAAAACATTCTCATCACTAACAATCACTTCATAATGTTTACCTACCACACGAGTTACCTTGTCACCATTGTGATGAATTTCTTCAAAAGTTCCAGATTGGTGCTGTATATTTATTCTCGTTTGTGAATCAGTATCATCAAATTCTACAATATGTCCAGATTCAGTTTCTTTCACATGATTCTTAGGATACTTTGGAATATGAACAGTTGAGTAATCTGGTTCATCCCATGTAGTTGATTCAGTCGGTTCGTTCGCAATTGGAGTGCTTGTCACTCGACCTGTTAGATTTGATGTATCCCAACTGTTTTTTTTATTTGTAAATTCTTGATGTTCTAAATCTTTGTCTGCTTTAGCTAAGCGGTTAGTATCCGATTCTCCATGTGAATGTCCTGAATTTGCGGGTGATTCTGGGTACACTCCATTTGGATCAAAAAACCCCTCTTCCGGCAGGCTGCCGGAAGACTCTTCCGAAGAGGCGTTTCGTTCATCTTCTGGAATACCACCGATGGTTCCCATAACAATTGGTTCTTGTGCTATTTCACCATCTCTAAAAAATCCAACTACCCAAGTTCCTTCTACCACACCTAATGGAGTTTCACCAATCCCTTGCATCGCAGCAGATTGAATAGGCTGCATGACTGAGGCCCAAGGTAAATCTGCTGTCGGTAATATACTTTTATCTTCTGTATGAAATCCTAAACATCTTACTTTACATCTTCCAAGTTTTAATGGATCAGTAGTTCTATCTTCAACTACACCCATGAACCAAATGAACTCCATTCCCATAAACATTTTATTTAGCTCCCGTCCTTCTGCGAAACATTTTCTTGTGGTGATGATTGTATCATTGGGAACGAAGTGAACGAATCTTTATAAAGTCTCATTTTCATCATGTATTTGTCGGGATTAAATTCGTGTGTCAATTTTCCAAGGAAATATTTTCCTGTTAGCCAGGGATTTTGTGTTCGTATTTTCCCTGCAAAAATATGTAAATCAAAATTAATCATATCACCAACCGAAATATCTGAATTACCGGGAACCAGTATCTCAATTTGTGTTCCTACCATTTGCTTCTGAAATGAGAGTCGCTGTAGTAACCAATCTTGTACACGATTAGAATCTACATTCTCATCATTGTTATGTAAATTTTTATGTTTTGGATGAAGAAGAATATTACTGCTGCTAGCTTCAAAAGGTTTACTCTCTAAAGCGTGTGTAGTAAATGACATCCCTTTTTCTGGAATCCACGGTCCTCTGCCTGCATGAGCAGTAGTCCCAAATCCTTTAATGTAATTATAAGTAATTCTCTCTATCTTTTTTCTAACAATATCATGCGTGATAAGAGTTCCCGCATACATCCCGTGTGCAATCGATTCTTGTGAATCAGGAAAGGATGAAAGAATTTTAAAATCCGTAACTCCAAACATTTCTTTTTCTACAGAGCTATCAAAAATTATTTCCCCCACATCCGTCGCTCCCGCATCAGGAACATTTTTTATTTCATATTTATAAGGCTTGTTCTGATTAAATGAAGGTAGACGAATCAAGCTATCTATAAACTTAAAGTGAAACCCTCCTAGAGTTTCGTAAAAATAACAATTTGCAGCAGAGCTTTGTGTAGTAACTGCGCGAGAAGAAAGATATCTTATTGCTTGGAAGGGAGTCCAATTGGGAACAATAAATTTATGATACCCTGAAAATTCTGTTGTATTAACATTTAAATCATTAGAATCATTAGAATCAATGACTTCCCCCACATCCATCCCTTCATCACCGCCCCCTCGTTTTTTAGTTTTCAAATGATCATCATAAATTTTCTTTACTATTTGTCCGATGTTTCCTTTATAAGATTGGGAGATTCGTTTTGTTGAATTGATTATCGATTCTTCAGATTTAATATTAAGTATGTACGTTACTCCTAATCTAGTTCCCTCTTTAGGTTTTCTGTTTGCAATTGAAGTGATGCGAAATTCAAGAGCATTCAAAATTTTTGCAGCTGGATTTTTGAATGTAATAAGAATTTTTTCAGAGCCAATGATTGGAGCCTTTTCGATTAATCCAACACCGTCATCTATGATAAGGGAACCTGTTAAAGTGTGAGTAAAAATATTTTCTGTTATGAGAATTTTAGAAACTATTCCCTTAATATCAAAACCTTCACCATGATAAGTAATAAGTTGTACTTCATAATGATCTTTATCCAATTCTCCTGAATAATATTGCTTTGACACTAACTTCCCCCCGCCAGCATAATAGCTTCAAATTCATTAACAATTGCACCAACATATTCTGATCGTAGCATTTTAATACTTCGTCTTGCTTCATTGAGAGAGTTTTCATATGAATGAACTGAGATTGTAGTAGCATTCAAAAGATCAGCATCCACTTGGTTGCCGTTTGCATCTTCAAAGTGATGATCCGATTGTGTATGTAATTGCTTCTTTTCAAAGGTCGCAGTTTTTAAACTAGTACCACCTGAGATCGTTTCATCAGAAGTAAATGTTCCCGTTGGAGAACTGATAACTACTTTTGCGTGTGGTGATGTTCTACTAGCAGTATTGAAATTTGTTGTATCTGTAGAAACTACAACTCCGGTAGCACTGGATGTTCCTCCTGTGATGGTTTCCCCTACAGTAAATTGTCCAGTTAATGCACTTACGAATATCGCATCATCAGGATATTTCTCAACAAGAAATTCTTCAAACTGCCTTTGGGCTAGCGGCCATTCCCAAAACGGGTTTATCCCTTTGTTCATTTTAAAAATGATCCAATACAAATGGGGACTACCATATATTTTATCTGCAAGATTTTCTGGTGTATCCCAATCACGGATATCAAAGTTATAATATGCCGCTCGATTGTCGATCACCTCCGGTCTAATACGGAAACCTCGCAGGAGATTCCGTACATCGGTGGTCTGCCCGGTTTTAGATATATCATACGGGAGAATAGGAAAGAATGTGAAATATGGTTCAGCCATTTTTAGAAATCGCTCCTATTTGATAATGATCTTCTATCTCTTTTATTTATAACAACTTAGGGAGGCTTATTATTTTTTTTCCCGAGCTCGGCGTTGGCGTTGATCCTCTTCCTTGATAAACTCTGCGAGTAAAGAAATGTAAATTTCTTTTTCCCAAGGCATCATGTTTTCAATTTCTGTGAGGGAATATTTATGATGTTGCATCATAGCAAAATTCACTTGGAACATATTTATCAAATTTTCATGACACAACGCTAAATAAAAAAATCAGAAAGTCCCCGCAGAGTAACTGAATCTTCATGATTGCAAGCAGGACACTTATATTTTTCATTGTGTGTCAAGCTCGGCATCGTATCAAAGAACTCTTGAATTTTCTTGAACTGTTCTGTCCCCAAAGATTCCATGAAATCATTCTTTTCTTCTTCTGATGAATCACGCATATAAAATCTTTCATCATCAGTATAGATGCTTTCAATACAATCCTTGACCAAGTTATAAACTTTCTCTATTGATTCAGAACTCCCTTCCTTCGCGGTGAGAAATCCACCCGATACCATTTCTATAATGTCGGGATATTTCATCGTTACGCCAATGTTCTTGTTCAGTTTAATATTTTTGTTGTGCTTCTTGTTGAACTTCACTTTCACCTTGGAGACATCTACACTCAACTGAACTTCCCCCTCGCATTTTTCACATTTTATTACTGGTTCTGCTAGTTCGCCGACACTCTTTGAACGAATCTGCAAGAAGACATATTCAATATCAAAAAGCGCAATCTCGTTGATGTCGAAACTTTCTTCCAGAATGCAGTTGTTGATAACCTGAATTAGCGCTGCTGCCATTTCAGATTCTTCGCGTGACTCCATCGCCATGAGAAGAATTTTTTCTTCCTTGACAAGAAACGGTCTGTAATTGATTTTCTTTTTGGTTGATGGTACGATTAAGTTATAAATCGGTGTTTCTATTTTTGGTAACGCCATATGATTTCACACTCCTATGATTTATGTTTCATTATGAAACAAAGTTTTTTTTACTTCCCACCCTTCGCAAGTTTTGTCGCTGTGGCATACATTACTGCCTTTGCGCGGCTACCATGCTTTGCGACAAACTCACTTTTCTTTTTCTTTAGTGCAAGAACGATCTCCTCCTTCTTCCTTTCTTCTTCTGGAGAAAGAGGTCGTTCAACAAACCGCTTGAAACCTTTCATTCTTTTTTATCTCATCCCGAGTCGATTCCGAAGGCGGGATCGGACGATATCAAAATCAGGAGCGATGTCCCGCGAATCAAATGCTACTTTCCTGCCGTCCTCCGCTTCTCCTTCTGCGTCAGTCCCCTTGGACGATGAGCTTGATTTGAATGTCCTCTTGACGGTCACAGTCAATCCCTTCCTGTCCTTGACTCTTTCAAACTTCCCACCAATAGGATAATCTGTCGTGTCCCAGAATCCGGTTCCCTTGGGCAAGATATATCTGGAACCGATCTTTGGTTCTTCAAGAATCTCTTTGACCGATTCCACCAACTCTCTAAGTTTAGTCATATTTTTTTCCAATTGTGAAAATTCTGGAAGACTCTTCCAGATTTCACTCTTCCTTCATGAGCATGGTCCACACACCCCAGGCGATTGCTGCATATGCAGCCCACTCTGCGAAATGTGGCATGAAAAGGGAAATTCCACCGATTGCAACCAAAGCGATTCCATCCCAAGTGGTTCTCTCTTCCATTCTACTTAAAATCCAGTTCATTTT